ATTCTTTGTTAATTATATCTAACTTATCATATGTAATATTATAGCTGTTACCATTTTGGTTATATAATTCTAATGGTGATATTCTTTTACTTCTAGCTAAACTAATTAAAGAAATATAAGGATCTTTAGAGTGTAAAATACCCTCGTGATCATGGTCATATCTTATACCCTCAAACTCTATTTGTAAGTCTCTACCTAAATCTTTGTAATCTTTTTCTTGCATAACATTTTCTTTTTTTAAACCTAATATGTTAAAACAAAATGAGTGTAGAGTTCTAAAGTAGGGTAAGTCTTTTTCTGTCAAATTAAACTTATCCATAGCTCTACTTTTGCCCTCTTGTGCTGCGTTTCTTGAAAAAGTAAAGTAACCTATCTTGCTTGGTTCTACTTTCTGTAAGAATTTTTCTAACTCATTCATCAAATAAAATGTCTTACCTGTGCCTGGTGGTCCGTATATTATTTTTCTCATCAATAGTTCTCCTTGTTAAATGTTTTTTCTTTATATGTTTGTGGTTTCTTATCAAATCTTTTTACAACAAAAACAGAAAGCTTAGTTCTTCCGACTCTTTTAGTAAAACAATGTAAATGATCTTTAAGCATTTGAGACGTTCGTTGGTATTGTATTTTCCAATGCCTACGACTTAGATATTGATGAAAAAAATTATCAAATACAAAATAATGGTACTCATCTTTAGTATATGTCCCACCATTTTTTAAATCTTCAAAGTCATCTTTCTTAACTCTATTTAAACAATAGTCTTCTAAATAATTTTTTAATATGTCCTTGGTTCCTGTTCCTTCAGCCGGTTCTGTTATTTCTGCGTTTTCTAAAAGTATGTTTGTCTTTTGTTTCCATTCATTAGTTTTTAAAGTTGGTGGATTAAATCTAAGCTGCTTAACACACTCCTCTTGAAATAGAACTTGATTAGTTAAATGTTTTGCTGAGTCTAAATAAAGTCTATCTCCATCAACATTCATATAGTAGTAAGGTTCCTCTAAATTAACGACTTGTAAGTCTGTTAAATTAGGAAACATTATTTCTTGACCAATACCAAACTTTCTTGTTTTACATAATTTTTTATCACACAAACTACACATAGGTTGATCATTACATTTATAACCCCAATCCTTTTTATCATGTTGCTTAGTAATTATACTGACCTCTGTATCAGACAATGGATGCTCCATCGCATCCTCATTAAATAATATTATTTTAGATTTCCAATTTTGTGGCCATTTAGACTTAGCATATACACCATAATGAAATAGTGCATTATTTCTACCTCCCTCACCCACTCTATTTTGCACCATTAATTCAATACATGGTGGACCATCTGAGTGGGGAGTTTCGGGTCTTTTAATTATTAAATCTTTTAATCCATTTGCATCTATACAATTAGAAGAATGTAACACAAAAAAATCTTCTAGATTAACAGCTTCACCTTCATTATTAAATGCATATCTTGTCGTGTTATCACCATTAAAGTATGGCAAATTTAAAAAATTTCCTGTATCATCTTTGGATTTTAATTCACGTTGTTTTGGAAAAACCTCTGATCCTCCATATCCTAATACAGATCTAATCTCATTCAATTTATCTTGCATTAATGCAGCGGATACGTAATCAGATGTAAACAAAAATACATGTGCACCACCTGATTTAGATCTAAATACTATTAAAGGTATTTTTAAATTTTGTATTTTATTTATTAATTTTTTATGATCAAAGCCTGCGTAAGAATCTATGTCTATACAACCCCACTTACATTTATTATCATCGTTTATTGGTATTACACCAAGACTAGCCTTACCTTGTAAGTGATTTAACCAATGATCTTGTGTGACTATTTCTCTTTTTACAAAAGACTTACCTTTAATTTTTGATCCATTATTATTTAGTTCGCCAACTATAGTGACACCATGAGCTCGATTTAATCCTTCAAATATATCTATAAACTTTCCTAAATTTACCATAGCTATTTATAAAAGTGGGCATCTCCACTCTCGCTTTGATGCCCACTACCTAGGATTAGTAATTTGAAGAATCTTTGTTCAAAGGTTCTTCAGAGCTATGTTTAGCTTCAATCTCACCTTTACCTACACTAATAGCAAAGTTTTTAGCCATGTCATAGATAGCCTTATCTGTAACAGGGCCTACTTTTTCAACATCCCAACCAAACCATGTTCCTTTGTCATTGGACATCTGAACTGTTTTTAGTTTATAAATGTGACTATATGTAGGCGGAGTGAACAAACCACTTTTACCCTGCATTTTTAAACCCATCATCATTGAATTCCATTTTCTACTAACTTTAAGTTGAGTAGATTTCATAGAAATCAAAGCAGATTGTGGGGTATCACCTAGCTGCAACACAAAGTGATTAGCAGTGTTATCAAGATAATTACCATTAGGTAATCTATCTTTGTAGTCCTTACCTCTTGTGGTTTGACTAATGATATCGCTGTCTGCATCGTGAATTGCAACTGGGGCTCCAGTGCTTTGTCCACGATCTTGCCATTCAATGTATTGTCTTTTGTAATGGCATGGCACAACATTTATACTATCGTATAATTCATTAGTGACTGTATTTATGATTTTGCCAGGTTCTGCGCCCTCGACATATTTACCATCTCTTTTGTTCACCTCTGGAGATAGCTGTCCCAAAATTTTTAAGAAAGGTAACGCAAGATCTTCTTGCGACATATTTTGAGCACCTTGATTTGCATCAGCTTCAAATAAATTTGTTGCCAATGCTCCTTCTTTTTTTGTTGCTACTTGGTTCATGTTACTTGTTCCTTTTTATTGTTGTTTTATTCTCCGAAAATATTCCGAAGATTTCCGTTGGCATAGGTTTCCCTGCCTCTGTACGCTCACGGACTAGCGCTTTCAGAGTCATGGGTTCAACCTTCATCTTTTGTGTTGGTTGAAACCCATTACTCTTTGCAAGTTCAGCATAATCAGCTGCCTTGTTATCTTCGTTACGACCGAATGATACGGATATCTCATTTTTGATTATATCACCCAAGCCATTTTCACGAAGCCAGTTAAACGCCGCCTCTTTATTTGCCTCTGTTATAGTGGCACGATACGACGTTGAAACTTTTAGATGTGATCCATCATGAAGTTTTAACTCTGCAAGACCCATCTCAGACATCATGGTTGGAATTACCTCTCCTGATAATCGATCTCTTTTTCCTTTCATCATTTTTAAATCAGCTTCTATGTCTGCAATACGATCATTGCAAGTTTCTAGTTTTTCAACTTGATCTGCAAGGGACTGAATACCTTCAGTTTTTTTCATTGCATCTTGTTGGTCTTTTTCAAAATCAATTGTCATCTATTTCTCCTTTCTCATATAGATTAATTTCAATAGGATAATATTTTTTTTCTTGTTTATCCCATTTTAACAAATTGTATTTTCCTCCTGTAATATCAGACACAATAGAACACGCAACGCCTATTATTGCAGGATCGCCTGTAAGTAGTAAATAATCTTTTTTCTTATATTCTTTCAAACCTTGTCTTAATTTATATATTAAAGGTCCAGGTGAAAAAATCATCTGTGAAAACTCGGGTAACAAAAATTTAAACTGACCATAGTTTGCAGCACCCATAATATTTATTTTTGGATTGCCTGCACGAGTGCCAGCAATTTCTTGTATTACATAAACTGTAGACACATAATTACTTTTAAGGTTTTCGTATTTATTACTTTCTGACATTGACAAATCATATAACATCCTTTACATCTCTGTCAATAGAAAGATGAATTACAAATTTAAAACACCACCTTACAAACATCAATTGACTGCTTTGGAAAAGTCATGGAATAAAGAAACGTATGCATATTTTATGGAGATGGGTACGGGTAAAACAAAAGTATTAATTGATAACGTAGCTATATTATATGATAAAGGTAAAATAAATGCTGCTTTAATCGTTGCTCCTAAAGGAGTTGTTAAAACTTGGTATGAACAAGAGTTACCAACACATTTACCAAATCACATTCAAAATGTGACTATATTGTGGCAACCAAATTTTACAAAAAAATATCAAGAAAATTTAGATAGTTTATTTGAATTAGGTGAAGACTTACATATTTTAATTATGAATGTGGAGGCTTTATCTACTGACAAAGGCGTAAAGTTTGTAAGTAAATTTTTAAATGCACATAAAACTTTAATGGCTATAGATGAGTCTACAACTATTAAAAATCAAGCAGCTAAAAGAACTAAAAATATTATTAGTCTTGGTAAGTATGCTAAATATAGACGTATTATGACGGGTTCTCCAATTACTAAAAATCCTTTGGATTTGTTTAGTCAATGTGAGTTCCTTGATCCGTGGTTATTGAACTTTGATTCTTTTTACGCTTTTCGTAATAGATATGCCAAGATGAAGAATATGTATCTTAGAGATAGAACTATACAAGTAGTTGATGTATTTCAAAATCTAGGAGAGTTATCAGAGAAAGTAAAAGGTTTTTCATACAGAGTATTAAAAGAAGATTGTTTAGACTTACCTCCTAAAAATTTTATTAAAAGATATGTAACACTAACAGCCGATCAAAAACGTATATATGAGCAAATGAAAAAAGAAGCTATGGCTTTTTTAAATGGTAAAGTTACAACTACCATGACTGTGCTTACACAATTAATGAGATTACATCAAATTACTTGTGGTCATTTTACTGCTGATGATGGTTCTACTCAAGCAGTTGAAAGTAATAGACTTAATGAACTTATGTCTATTTTAGAGGAGACGGATGGCAAAGCTATTATTTGGGCTAACTATCAACTAAGCGTTGGCGAAATTGTCCAAAGAATTGTTAAGGAATATGGTAAAGACTCTTATGTGCACTATTATGGTTTGACATCACAAGAGGACAGACAAGATAATATTCGTAAATTTCAAAACGATCCTAAGTGTAGATTTTTAATTGGTACACCACAAACTGGTGGTTATGGTATTACACTTACACAAGCTAACACAGTTATTTATTATTCTAATGGTTATGATTTAGAAAAAAGATTACAATCTGAAGACAGAGCTCATCGTATTGGTCAAAAGAAAAATGTAACTTACATAGACTTAATTGCAGAGGATACTGTTGATGAAAAGATTGTAAAAGCTTTAAGAGATAAAATTAATATTGCATCCGAGGTTATGGGTGAAGAATTAAAAGCTTGGATTTAACATTTTTTTCTTGACACAACATCTAGTAATAATTTTTTTAAACCACAACATATTGGTCAAGTAATTTATTTTTATTTTTTTCTTGTGTCCTATATTCTATATGATATTATATGATTATTAAAAAAATATAAGGAGCAAAAAAATGAGTAAATTATATTACATCAAGTGTGATGATTTTATTTGTGATGTCACAGATAGATACGATCATGCACAACAATTAATAAAAGAATATCAGAAAGATGATGGAGTTAGTAAATACAAACTTCAATATTCTGTAGGTAGTTCTGAGATAGTTGTTACGTGGTTTAACAAAGATAGAATGAAACAATTTCTAAATTTGACTAAGGAGGCAGCCTAATGACTAAAGATTATCAAAGACAAAAAGTATATGATTGGGAAAGATCTGTTGCTAAACATTTTGGTAAAGACATGTGGGGTGCAGAAATGACTCCTAAAGAGTGTGAACAATTTGCTACTAAAATTTGGAATAGATATAAAAATAAAACTACATATCATTTTAATGAAAGATATGAATATTGTTCCAAAGTAAAAGTTAAATTAGTGGGTGGTAACAAATGTACGATGAGAGGTGGTTATTTTCGTTCTAAAAGAAGAACTACTAAAGATGGACGAGATAGTTATTATAAAAAAATGCACTTGAACGTTATGGGTTGTAATAAAAGAATAGTAATCCATGAAATAGCCCATGCTTTATCACCTAGAAATTCAAAACACGATGAATATTTTGTAGGTATATACATGTATCTTATGGCAAAATATTTAGGGTATGATCTTAAATCTATGATTAATAGTGCTAATGATAATAAAGTAAATTTTACTTGGAAGAAAAAAGGACAATTTACTGGATATGTAAGTCCTTTGTCTAAATTAATTAGACCTTATCTAAAAGATAAACCTCAAACTAAATCTTTAGCCTTACCTATTACAGGTCGATATTTAGTTTTACCTTCTGATTTGTAAGCATGAAGAAATTGTTTTCTACCACCTTCAGGTACGTAGCTGCAGTGAATCCATCCACTGTTAGGCTCACCTGGGGTGTAGAACTCTAATATTAATTGATCAAAGTCTAGGTTCTTATAAATCCAATCAGCTAATTCTGCATTATCAACACCAATACATTCGAAATCAGCAGCTTCAGCACGAGCATGTTGGCTATTAGCTGAACTTTTTATAGCTAAACACAAATCTACACTACGAAAACAGCTAGTTACCTTAACTCTTCCATAATGATCACGAATGGGTTGAAGAATATTTTCACATAATGCTTTTAATTTTTCTATTTGTTCTGCGCTAGGATTGTTATTAATACCCATTCTAATAGCAGTGTCGCTTTTGGTGAGCTCTGAGAGGGTAAAATTTCGTGAAAGGTTCATGCTACATCCGTTAATAAAACTAATAGCACGGCTCCCATACCACCAACTATCCAATATTCTAATCTTTTAATTCTATCTTGCATTTCTTTTATTTGTTCAAACGTTTGCTTTTGCATTATCCTGCAAAGTTTCTCATGAGATTCTATCCTTTGTAATGCTGATTTTTTAGTCATTATGTTCTCATTGCTATTTGTTGTTCTAAAGGATCTAATAAAGCTTGTTCTGTACTACTTAAATTTTGCATAATACCGGTCGCTGGTCTAGCTGCAAATAGATTTGGGTTTATATTTGGTGTATTTATAGGTTCAACTTTTGGTGATTGTGGTATCATAGATAAATCTATAGATGGTTCTTTTGTTTCTCTGTTAAATAAACCTTGCATATTAATTACGTCTTCTTTTTCACCTCTTACAGAAGATTTAGGAGGTATAGGAGCTCCATCATCTGGTAATGTGATAAATATGCTACCACCTAATTTTGCAAGAATAACAGCTGCTTGTTTACTATTAGTTTTTAAATTTCTTAAAGCGAGAAGGTCTTTTAAAGAATTGGGATCTAATAGAGCTCTTGCTATCACTCTGTTTGATGCAGCTTGAAATATTCTTCTACCAGCTGTAAATAATCTACCTGCTAAAGTAAATTGACCCAATCTTGCTCTAATTAAATCTGTAAAAGCACTTCCAACAACACCTTCTTGTGCAGCAGGCGCTCTTCTACTAGCTATTTGTAAAGCTCTATTTAATGTTTCTAAATCTTTTACATAATCTTTGCCAAATATTTCAGTTAAAACTGATTTAAAACCTCTTTCTCCTCCACCACCATTTAAATATTTATTGAATGCATCTGCATCTAAAACTCTATCTAAACTTAATTTATCTGATCTTGTAAAGACTCTTTCATTCAAATCAGTCAAAACATCTCTTTGAAATTTCTTAAATATATCTGGGTTTTTTTGTAAAATATTTTTAAGAGTTTTTATCTCACCAATATTACCAGCTTTATATATTTTGTTAAAAATCTCTTGTGGGGATGCATTTAATAATCTACCTTCAAAAGATCTATTTAATTCTTTTGTAATGTTACTGACAATCTTATTTGTTTTTTCTATATTTTTTTGTAGACCACCTATTCTTTTAATTTGATTAAACTCAGCCTCACTAAAAAATACTTTTAAAATTTTTTCATAATCTTTCATAAATGCGTTATGTTTTACTAAATTAGGTTTGCCCGCTTCATTTAATACTTTTGCTTTGTAAAAATCAAATATGGAATTTTTATATGCGTTCATTGCATCAGGAGATTGGCTTATAACTTCATGAACTTGTTTAGCTACCTTATCTGCACCTACACCTTTTTTAAAAGTTGTTTCAAATATAGCTTCGTCACCTATTTTTAAAACATTACCAATTTCTCTATTTGTTATTTTTGCTATGATATCATTATTTAATAACTCTTTATTTTTAATAACTATGTCGTTAAATCTCTGTAACTCATTAAGATACTCTGGTCCTGCATCTTTTTTAACTTGATTAGTAAAAGCATTTTTTAAAGTTTTTAATACACCCACAGCAACATCATCTCCTGCTGCTAAACCTTTTTCTGATTTTCTAATTAATGAGCCTAATGTTGATATTGTTCTTCTTGCATTTGCCAAGGGAATAGTTGCATTAGGATTTTCTAAAAGTTCAAAAAGTTCTTTTTTAAATAAACCCTCTACCTCAGCTAATTTAACAAAATCTTCTTTTTGTTCATTTGAAAGTTTATTTATAGCATCTGATATTTCTTTTGTGTTTATTGATTTTAAATTAGTGACTTCATCTAACTTTGCTGCAGCCTCTGCAACTTCTTTTTTATAATTATCACTTAATTGACTTATTATATTTCTAAACTCAACTCCTGTAGTCTTTAAATTACCATCAGGAAGTTTAAAGACAGATTTAGTTAATAGTTCATCTGATGCTTCTTGTTTCTTAATTAAATTTTTAATAACCTCAGTGTTTCTTTCATCTAAAATTTTTACTAAATCTTTACCCGTGTCATATGTTGATCCTGTAGCTGAACCATATTTGTCTTTTAATAATTTAAAGTAAGAGTTTAATGCTTGTGCTTTTTTAAGTGACGCTTCACCGAATTCTTTTGTATAGCCTAATCTTCTAGTATCTTCAAAAGCTTTTTGTATTGCTAGTAAACCTTTATCATCAGAAGCCTCTGCTAATGTATATTTTAATTTAGCATTTATCCCTGCATCTTCTAATTTTAAATTTATTTGATCTTCAATATTTTTTGCATCCAATACTCTTTCTGATTCAGAAGTTTTAATTCCTTCATCTACATCTTTAAAAATTCTACCTTTTAATATATTAGTTGCTCCTTTAATAATTTTAGCAGCACCTACACCTAAAACTCCAGCACCTGCAGATATACCTGCAGTTTTAAGTGCCTCACTTAATAGATCCATGTCCGATAAATCCATATTTATGTCATAAAGTTTTTGACCTAATTTTAATCTCATAAACTCACCTATACCAGCTGCCACAGCTCCTGCTGCTATACCTGCGGGAATAAAACCACCTGTTTTTACAGTTGCAAAAACAGTTGCTGCTAAGTCTGGAATTAAAACCATAGCATCTCCACCTAAATCAGCGATATCACCAAAGTCTAAACCAGGTTTATCAACTAACGCATATGAGTTAGTTCTAGGATTAAAATATTCTAACTCTCCAGTATTAGGTCCTACTCTTACATCTATGTCTTGTTTGAACAATTTAGACATAGTATTTTTAACAGCTAATATTTTTTGATTTTGATTGTAACCTAATGAAGCAGCAAATCTTGCATTACTTGTTGCTGGATCGTTTACAGATACTCCTGCTTGTTCAGCTATGTCAGCAGTTGTGGGTTTAAAGGAAACGTAGTCTAATTCTGTTTTTCCCAACATCATATCTTCAGGAGATACAATTATTTGGTCTGCTTCCTCAAATTTTTGTTTTGCTATATTAGGAAAAAATTTTTGATAAAAATCTGTTTCACTTATACCTTTGTTTTTATACTCACTATTATAAAGTTGTTCTGCTAGATTAACACTTGGAATGTTTGCAGCGTCTGGATTTTTTTGTTTAAATTCTTGAAAACTAGGGATAGTGTCTAGTGTTTTTTTATTAATTAATTTTTGAATATTTTTAATTTCTTCAGCAGAAGGACTATCTCCTTGAATTTCTATTATACCTAAACCTTGGACATTAATTTTAGCCATTATAATTTAACTTCTTCTCTTTTACCATCTATTATTTGAAAAACTTTACCGCCTTCAAAAATATATTCTGGCACACCAGAAGTTCCTGAATCAGTTTTTTTACTCTTTGATAAGTCTTGAAGTTTAAATCCTTCAAAATCTAAATCCTCTCCTGTTAATTGTTTATAAGCAAAACCTGCATTTTTATTTCTTAAGTCTACGGCTGCTGCTAAAATTTGAGCAGTTTTTTCTGGGTTAGCTCCTATACCAATCTCTTCCATCTTTAATGCAATATCTCTATCAGTGAATCTTCCCCCTGGTTCATCTACTCTTGCCATTAAATATGCGAGATTAATCGCATTCGATCTAATTTTTCCATATGTAACAGCATCTTTAAATACACTATCAGGTAATTGTTTTTCTAAGTATGCATCAATAGCACCAGTTCCTTGGTCTGTATAGTTTGTAGAAAAACCAGTTGTGTCAGCTAATTGTTTTAATTGTGAACTAAAACTATCTAAAACATTAAAGAAACTACCAACAGTGCCTACCTTTGCACCTTGTAGGTTGTTTAGTAAAGCACTCGCAACGTTATTCATAGCAAAGGTTGCATTTTTTAATTCCATAGCTTGTTCTTGAAATTTTTTATTACCCGTTCCAGCTCCTTCAGATATAGATTTTATAGTGCCATCTGGATTAAATTGTATGTCAAGACCTGCACCCTTAATAGTTGCAGCAGTAACATAATCATTAAAAGCCTTGGTTCCTGGTTCAAGATTCATGGCTAGTGCATTTTTAACTGCTGCAGTTTTAGTTTCAGGTTTAGCTGTAGCTAATGCTAATGCGAGATCATTTGCAAATTTTTTATCAGCAAACTCTTCCTTTAATTTTTTATCTATATCCATTTGAGTTGCAGCAAGTTGTAGCTTTCTTCCAAAAGCATCATCAGCAGCTTTTTGTTCAAATAAATTTTTAGCGGGTCCTTTTGCTGCTTCTGCTGCGGTTGATATAATACCACCTCTTGGAGTAGCTGAGGCTAAGTTTAGTCCAAAGTCTATTAAAAACCTATTGATATCTGGTCTTGTATTTCTACCTTCAAAGGCTTTCAGTAGTTCTGCACCAGGACTAAATGTACTAGTATCCATAGTTACGTTTGGTGTATCTTGTTTAATTTCTCTAGTTCCTAGTTGTGGAAAAAAATCTGTTGGATATTGTGCTAAAGGATTTACAGATCCAGCTTCATTGTATTGTTGTCTTGGTTTATCAAGACCTGATGTGATACCAGTTCCCGCAGAACCTCCCATTTTAAACATAGGTCTTTTTAATACTCTGCTCATATCTACCTAACTAAATAATGGTCTTGGGTTAAACGCACCATATATACCAGCAAGTGTTGAACCAACACCTAACGCTGT